GTCCTCGTCCGGAGCGCGACCGCATGGGGGGCCGTGCCCGGCACCACGATCGGCGCACACCCGCTCGTCCCCGACCTCCGCAACCGCATCCTCCGCATCAAGGACAGCGCGGGCAACGACCTTGAGATTCATCAGGTCTGGATCCCGCTGTTCGACTCGGAGGGGTTCTCGGATCCGAACCTGAACGGGATCGAGTGCGGCGGGTTCTGGATCGATAAGTATCAGGCGTGCATGCACGACGCGACGAACGTCAGCCGCGGCTCCAGCACCGTCAACGATCCCGGCACCCACGGCGCCGCCTCCAAACCCGGGGTTGTCATCTGGACCGACATCAACTGGACCAACGCCAAGATCGCGATCGAAAACCGGGGCGGCAGCGGCAACAAGAAAACGGGCACCTGTGCCGCGTTCGGCGCCGGCAGCACGACACAGTTCTACGTCGCCGCGATCACCGACCTGATCGGGCGCAGGGTCCGGATCACGCAGGGAGGTGTCACTTATGTCCGCCGTATCGTCAAGACCGGCGGCGACAAGGACGCGGACGCAAACGCCGCGAAACTCCTCGAACTCTATCCGGCGCTCCCGGCGCCGATCACGGGCAACGACACCTACGAGATCGTCCGCCATTTCCTACCCGGGGGATATGAGTGGTTCAGCGTCGCCGCCGTGGGCGATGAAGTATCGGTATCAGTACGGTCTAGGATACCCGAAAGGTAACACGGACTGGGGTAAGGACGCCGCCGACCCGCGGAACGCGACTCTACGAGGGGCGGCCGGACCCGGTGCGCCCTGGGATCTGGCGGCAACGCGATCTCCCGGTGTCTCGCGGGCACGGGGCCGACCTCCATGGAGCCTCAACGGCAAGGAGTCGGGGGTCTACGACCTCGTCGGGAACGCCTGGGAGTGGGGTCGACATGCTCATCGGGACCACAGCGAACCACACCGATCGACGCCGAGTATCCGGGCGCGGGGTCTCGTGCTGCCGACCGCANACGGCAACATCGCGACACTCTACGCCCCAACGAAGGNCGGCAACCGGTCCCTCGCGGCAGACGCGTTCTCTCCGGCAACGGTTGGCTCTGCAAGAGCAGAGTATGACAATGATTACTACTTGCAGGCAACCGGTCAGCGTGCTGCGCTACGGGGCGGGCGTTGGCGCGATGGCGCGCGCTATGGGCTGTTCTGCCTGCGCGTGCACAGCGCCCCGTCCAACGCGGACGACCGCATCGGCTTCCGCGGAGTCTGTTGATCTGGAAATCTGGCGATCTACATGGTACAACAGCACGAGCGTCTGAAAATCTGGCAGAAATCGTACGACCTGGCGAAGGATCTGATGCAGGTGACTGAACGATTCCCGCGCCCGCAACAGCGGGACGGGTTAGCGAGCGAAATCCGGCAGACAGCACTCAGTCTGATCCGGACCGTCATGCTCGCCAACTCCGTGCAGGGAACCGCGGTCAACCAGGATCTCGACCAGGAGATCGATTACCTCCAGGTGATCGTGCGCCTGGCGAGAGACCTCAGATACATCAGTATCGGACAATACGAGGTGGTTGCGAAGAAAATCGTTGAACTGGGGGAAGATGAACGGCGGGTGGATGAAGGTGAAGCAGGCTTAGTCTCCTGCTTCGCCCGACACTACGGGCCGGGTGAGAGGAAGCCGTATAAAAAACGTGCTGCGATACGGGGCGGGAATTGGAACAATGGCGCGAACTATGGACTGTTCTGCCTGAACGTGAACAACGCCCCGTCCAACGCGAACAACAACATCGGCTTCCGCGGAATACCGTTCGAGGATGGTATGCGCGACCACGGTTGCGGAAGAAAACATCAGATCAACAGTACATCACCCGGATAACTCGTCGCTCGATGAGCGGAATACAAAACAGGCTCCGGAGAGATAGTAGGCGCGTTCCGAACCCTCTCCGTCCACATCGGCAGCATATGAAGACCTACACCGAACGACAACCCATTCCTCCGGGTCGCATTCGACCCGGTCGAGGTGACTGAATGACGGGGAAACAGATTATGAGAGTCCACACGGCCGTCGGGGCCGAGGAGATCGACGCCGACCGGCTGCTGGTACAGAACGACGAATACGTATTCCTCAACGGAACGAGGAGATCCGGCGGGTCAAGATCGCAGATATCGTGATTGCGACTGACCCGGAGACCGGGGAGGAGATCGGCGGCATCGAGACGATCTACAGCCGGAGTTAAGATCATGGCCAGACCAAGCGTGAAGGTGGCGTATGTCAACGGCGACCAGACGCTGATCGCGAACCTGGAGGTCTATAAGGACCGGATGACGGACGCGGTCGCGGACGGTATGCGGAAGTTCGGCGGCCGGGTGGAAGGCGAGTCCACCCGCCGGTGCCCCGTCGAGACCGGGGAACTCCGGTCCCGGGTCTTCAACGAGGGGCCGCTCCGGGACGGCGACACCTACGTGCAGGTGGTCGGCTACGAGAAGTTCGGCGCAACCTGGGAGAAGGGGAAGGCATATGCCGTCCCGGTCCATGAACGGCTCGGTGTCCGCCACCCCGTTGGGGAAGCGAAGTTCTTGGAGAACGCCGTAAATCACCTCTCCGGAGAATACGCGAAGTATCTCCAGAAACTCCTCGGGCAGGTGAAACCGTGAGCGTCGGCGACGACTTCGTGCAGTACCTGACCGAGCTCGGGATTGGCACACCTGGCATCAACCTGTGGCTCGGGGGAGTCCCGGACCGGGCGGCCGCGATCACCGTCGTCGAGACCGGCGGTCCGGCTCCGTATCATGACTACGGGCCGGGCGAGGTGATCGATCGGCCGTCCGTGCAGATCCTCGTCCGCAACCCGGCCTACCTACTCGCCCGCGACAAGGCCGACCAGATCCGGGACGCATTCGACGGGCTCGCGAACTGGCCGATCAACGGCACCCGCTACCTCTCCGTCACGGCGATGAGTGATCCGGCCTACCTCGGGAAAGCCGCCACGAGCCAGGGGGAGACGCACGAGTTCAGCCTGAACTTCGCCACGATGCGCGAGCGGGCGGCACCGGTCATCGGCCTGTGCGGCGCCTACTATGACCTATCGAAATGGCACGAACCATGATTGGCAAAGGATCCATCCTCTACGACGTGACCGCCGGCGTCACCATCGCCCCGGTCTCCGCGATCGGCCGGCTCGACCTCGAACGCACCGAGATCGAGACCACGACGCACGGACCGCGGGAACGCCGGACGCACCGGGTCGGCCTGAAACGGGACGCCCCGGTCACCGTCCGCCTGAACTACCGGGAGAACGACGAACCGGTGGTCCGGCTCCTCGACCGCTACGAATCGGGCGAGTCCGCGGAATATGCTCTGATCTTCCCGGACCACTCGACATACGTGTTCGAGGCGTTTGTCTCCGCTCTCGGGCAGGAGACGCCCCGGGACGGACTGATCCATCGGTCGTTCCGGTTCTTACCGACCGGAGTGACCGAACCGCGCCTATCTGCGATCGCCTTCTGCGGCGACTACTACGATTACTCGCAGTGGTCCGCCCCCGGCGATGACTACCCGACAGCACCGACCGGGTCATGCCCGGTGCAGTTTGACATCAACAAGTGGTATACATGACGACCTATATCGGCAAGACAACGACTATCNCAGACTCCGTCGGCGCCATCGCCAACGTGGACGCGATCGGTGACCTCTCGCTCACCGCAGATGAGATCGAAGACACCGTCTACGGCGCCGGCGGGTGGAAGACCTTCGTGCAGGGCCTCAAGGACGCCGGCACGTTTGACCTGACCGTGAACTACAACAAGGACANGAGCGGGAACACCCGGCTGACGCAGGCGTTTGTCAGCGGGGACTCGGCGCAGTACACGATCACGTTCCCGGACTCCTCGACGCTCANCTTCACGGCGTTTGTGTCCGGGATCGGGATCGCTGTCCCCAAGGACGAAAAAGTGCAGCGGACGTTCACCCTGCGGATCGACGGCAAGACTCCGCCCGTGTTCAGTGAGGCGTCCTCAACATGATCCCAAACGTGACCCGGGAGATCGGAGGGGTGAACTACACCCTCCGTTTCTCCGCCGGGACCTCGATCGCGATCGAGCGGGAGTTCGAGACGAAGATCACCGATCTCCCGAAGATGCTCGGCGACGACCCGAACGTCACCATGACAGCGAGGCTCGTCAAACTCTGCATGCGGAAAGACGGCAAGATGTTGACGGACGCGGAGTTTGAGACCGTCCTCGACAACATCACCATCGAAGAACTCGCGGAACTCCTGAACGACGCGATGCAGTCGGCCTCGACGAAGAAACCCGCGGGCGATACGGGAAACTGAAACCGTTCTCCGGGTGGATGCACGAGTACCTCGACCTTGCCGCGGAAACCGGGTACTTCGATGATCCACGCATCCTCTACGACCTGACGCCGGCGGAGATTGCGATCACGATCGCTGGCAAGGCCGCCCGCGACCGGCAGCAGCACCAGATGGAGAATGTTCGGGCCGGGACGGTTGCGGCCGCGATCTACAACTCGCTCCGGCAGAAACGGACGGACCGGGTGTGGACCTGGAAAGATATCTTCCCGGACACGACGCCAAAACAGCCGCAGTCGCCGGAGGAGATGAAACGACGATGCAAAGAAATAGCACTGATATTCGGTGGGACGGTAACGACACATGGCGCTGAACGTCGGGAACCTCGTAGCGACCTGGGCCTCGATAAGAAAGGGTTCGATACCGGGATCGATAGTGCGAAGCAGAAGACTGGCGAGTTCGCAACGAGGTTCTCCGATAAACTCTCTTCGCTCTCACCCACGCTCGCCACCATGGGGGAGAAGGTCAAAGGGGCCACCTCGGGGATTGCGTCTAAACTCTCCTCGCTCTCACCCACGCTCGCCGCGGTCGGCGACAAGTTCAAAGGCGTTACGGCCGGGATATCTTCGGGGCTCTCCTCACTCGCAGCCCCCATAGGGGCGGCG